AAACCAAGATTTTCAGGAAAACATAGACGCTCCTGACGATGCCGGACATCGCTGCAGTACAGTCAAAAATGACTTTGCTCGATAGAATATGGATAGCGATTGGGCTTACTAATGCAGAGGGTTTTTATGCGAATTGGTTATATCAGGGTGTCAACAATTGACCAAAATCCAGAGTTGCAGCGTGACGCAATCGAGCGCGCAAATTGTGAGCTAATTTTTGAAGACAAAATGACCGGAACAAAGGCAAAAAGGCCGGGGCTAAGTAAGTTACTCAGAACCTTAAAACCGGGTGATACGGTCGTGGTGTGGAAGCTGGATCGCCTGGGGCGCTCATTAATCAATCTTGCTGATCTACTGCAAAAATTTAAGCAGATGAATGTGGAGTTTCTCTCTATCACTGAAGGGATAAACACAAAAACAAGTATGGGGCGGTTTACGTTTCACATCATGTCTGCGCTGGCTGAAATGGAGCGTGAAATAATAATAGAGCGCACTTGCGCTGGGCTGGCAGCCGCGAGGAAGAAGGGACGCATTGGGGGAAGGCCGCCAAAATACTCAAGCGAGGAATGGGAGCAAATGGGGCGTTTAATTCAGAACGGTAAGGCGACACGCCAGCAGGTTGCAATCATTTATGATGTCGGGATCTCTACGTTATACAAAAAGTTTCCGGTTGATAAGCAGGCTCCGTTAGAAGGACAGGGTATGGAGCAATGAAAAAAGAAAAGCCGCGCCATTCGACGCGGCATTTTATAGTTAAAACAGGCTTGAGGCGGCGGTGCTCACACTGTTAAACGCAGAGCTGGCTGTGCTTTGCAGGTTGCCCAGCAAATCCCCCACAGATGATGCCTGTAGGCTTTCTCTCAGGTCTTCATCTTCCCGCTGAAAAGTAATCGTAAATTCGATTTTTTTTGCCTCGCCATACTGATCAAATTCCGTATGAGTGGTCTGTAGCTGGGTAAGGGCATACATCCCGAATATCTGACCTGTTCCACTAATCAGGGGCCAGGGCCGCCCGGTATATGCCTGTGTATCCAGTACGGCAAGACTAACTTTACCGCCGGTAATTTGTGGGTACAGCACGCCAGAAAGTGTAATTTGATCATCCCCTGCGCCTATGTACTGCCATTTTGCAGAGCGGTTGATCCGTTCGTTTTTCACGTGCCGCCAGGTTTTAGACTGCTGCATTTGCTGGTGTGGAATGGTCTTCAATTCAAAGACAAACATTCCGTATACCATCATCATATTTTCTATCCTCTTTATTCGCTGTCGCTGAATCTGCCACGGGAGCGGAAGCGCTTATCGAATTCTGCCTGCACCGCGTCAGCGGTCATGCGGGCAATATCGCGCGCGTTATCTGTGAAATTGCCGTGTAAGTGTACGTGCACGTGCATTTCCCCAAATGAAGGGGTATTTGAAGTTGGACTGTTGCGATCTGACCTTACAGGTTGCCCCACGGCCTGAATTACAGGCGGCTGTTTTATTGGTGCAGATGCTGTTGCTATCGCTGGTCTTGCCCCTAGTTGCTCAAAATTCGCAGGTGTTTTGGGTGTCGGTTCGTCCCAATTTGTAACAGGTGTAATTGCCGCCGCTGATACTGGAATTTTTGATACAACATTATGCTGAGTTAGTTTCTTACCCGGCATGGATCGTTCTTCTTGCCAGGCACCATGAACGGCAAGAGCTTTTGGCAGATTTTTAAACACTATATCGCCGGGGCCGATTCGCTGTTTTTTGGTTTCATCCAGCATTCCGCCGGTGTTATCAGCAATCTTTTGAAGACGGCGCTGGGTTCCTGTTTCAGAGCCAACGATGGCTGATGGTGGAGTGATTTCAGGTGTGGCTGGCTTGTCCTCTTTTTTTGACCAGTGCCATTCCTTTTTAACCATTTTTTTCTGCTTATCATCCCACTCCCACACAACGGGATCTTTTGCCAGCGACTGTGCTTTAGCGTGCGCCGCGTCAATGCCGTCTGGAATGATGTCGAGTTTTTTCAGTATCCAGCCAATCATTCTGGCCAGCCCGGTCAGAGGCAACATTAGCCCCTGAATGGCGAGGCCAAAAACTCTGCCGAATGTCTCACCGGCGCTTGCGCATTTATCCAGTGTTTCTTTGCTGGCATTCATGGGGGTAAACAGATTGGTGAACCACTGCCACAATTGAGAGACAGCATTCGCAATAACCCCAAACACTGGGGCCAGGCCAGCGAAGGCGTCACGGAATGGCGTAAGAGCCTGCATCACCCCGGAAAAGAACCCCGCAAAAAATGCTTTAATAGGTTCCCAGAACCGCCAGATCAGCAGCCCTGCCGCGATAAATGCCGCACCGATCAAACCTATTGGGCTTAACAGCAAAGATAACGCGCCGCCTAATCCACTCAGTGCTGATGACGCAATCCCCATAATAGTGGGTAGGCCGGTCAGCCTGATGAGTAAGCCGCCAATGCCTTTAACCAGACCGCCAAGCGCCGCCCCTGGTGATATAAATGCTGCCGTCAGTATTCCACGCAATGGGGTTAATATGCCGGTAAGTTTTCCGGCGCTCCCTGCCACCATTCTAAAAGCCTGGCCCCACCCACGGATGCTGCCAAGTGGCCCGGTTAGGACTCTACCGAAACGGGTAAACAGGGGGATAGCTCCGCCCAACCCACTCGAACCGGTCAGCAGGGAAAAACCAAGCTTTAGCTTTGCCAGAGGCCCCAAAAGCAAACCAACAGCCAGGGAAGTTGCACCAATTCCGGCTGTCAGTGCCAGGGTGCTTCCGAGTGTTACCAGTAGCGCTTTCGACAGTTGAGGGTTGTTGCGCGCCCACTCAGTCATTACCCCGATAGAGCCGCTTAACGCCTGAGTTAATTTACGTAGTGCACCATCCGCTAACTCTTCTATCTGAATGCGAAAAGCTTCCCAGGCGCTGTCGAGTTCTTTCAGGTCACCGCCCAGGTTGTCAGCCATTTTTTTCGCAACGGTAGCTGATTCACCGGCTGCATTCTGAAGTTCCTTTGTGAGCTTTTGCAGTTCACCGGAACCCGCAGCCTGTACCAGTGTTTGCAGACCAACGAAGGCTTCCTCACCGGCAATGTTTTTGAAGAATGAAACCTGATCAACCTGCCCGTATTTTTGAGTGGCCTTAAACAGATCAAGTAATACCGTTTCCATCGGGCGCATTTTGCCGTTGGCATCAGCAACTGATACGCCGAGTTCTTTCAGCGCGTCAGCCGCGGCTTTTGGTGGAGAGGCAAGGCGGGAAAGGCTTGAACGCAGTGCTGTACCGGCATCACTTCCGCGCAGACCGTTATTGGCGAGCATTCCAGCCATTGCTGATGCCTGCTCAAGGCTTATCCCCAGATTGGCGGCGACTGGCCCCGCATATTTCATGGTGTCGCCCAATGCGCGCAGGTCGGTATTGGTTCGGGTAAATGCCGCTGTCAGCGTATCGCCAACCCTGTCCATCTGATCTGATGACAGTTTAAATTGCGTAAGGATATTTGAGCCGATATCAGCAGACTCACCAAGATCCATCCCACCGGCAAGCGCCATATTCAGTACGCCAGGTAATGCCGCCTGTATAGCCTGCGGAGTAAAGCCCGCCATAGCGAGAAAAGCTTGCCCGCTGGCGGCATCACGCGTGGTGAATGCCGTTTCTGCGCCAAGCTTTTTGGCCTGGGCGCGAAGTGCTGCATATTGTTCGTCGCCTTTATCCAGGCGCGTCAGCGCACCAACGCGCGACATTTCCTCATCAAATCCAACAGCAGGCGCAAGGAATCGCCCGGCGGCATAGCCTGCACCGACGCTTGCACCAACAGCAACGGCCCCGCCGGTTCGGAGGTTGCCCGCCTTAGCGCTTAGACGATCATAGCGTGCTCGTGCATTCGTCACCGCTGCAAGCTGTCGCCGCTCTCTTTCCAGTGTCTGGTTGTATTGTTCAGTGCGTCTGATCGCGCTCTGGATTGTGCGATCCCCGCCAGCAAGTGAAACGCCGTGCGCGCGTAGCGCCTGGGATGCCTGCTGAAGTCTTGCAGTCTCTTTTGAACGGCTGGCGCTGAGGCGGTCAATTTTAGCTGCCAGTGCGGTCATGCGCTCGCGCTGGGCATCGGTGAGCGTAGCCCCGTCTTTCTGGGCCTTATTCAGCCCGTCAAAGGCACGCTGGGTGGTGGCGAGTTGTTGCGAGGTTTTTTTAACGCGCTCATTAAGGCGTGTGAATGCCTGGGATTGCGTATCGAGGTCTTTAATTGAAGACTGTGTTTTTTTGAGGGATTCAGATAAACCGCCCACAGAATTGCGGGCGGCATTTACGGGGCGGGTTAGTTTATCAATCGCGCTGAAGGCAACGCGAATACTAAGGTCTTTCATCTTCACTGTTTCCGCTTCGGATAGCCGCCCGCTCACGCCAGGCTATCACCTCACTCAGGGACATAGTGAAAACCTCTGAGGGCGGCCAGTTGAAAATAACTGCTATATCAGCAACCAGATCGTCGATCAGGTCGAAGTGCGGGACGTTTACTCGCTCTCCGTCTCCGTCTCGTTCTTCATGCCAGGCTCCGGCGGCGCTAAAAAAGGCGTGAGCACCTCGCAGAACAACACAAAGTCAGTGGTTGCCATAGTTTCGATCTCTGCCTGTTTGAGGCGTGGGGAGGTGCAGCGGGTTAGCAGCGTGCTGATGCTGTCAACGTCCATATTCATAACGTTCACCAGGCGCAGGCCGCGCAGAGAGCCAGCCTGTTTCACTTCATCCGTGATGGTAATTGTGGTGATTTCATTACCATTTCGCATGATTGGTTTAGACAGGGTTACAGTATTTTTATCAGTCATTGATTTTGTCTCCGGCGGCACTCCATGAGCGCCGCACTTTAAAGGTTTATCAGCTACCCATTCCCAGCGCGGAGGTCACGCGGGATGGATAAATATTTTTACCGTCTTTCTTGTAAACGAAGTTCAGCAGATCAATTTCCCAGACCGGCGCGTCGTCAATCGTTAACTTGTAGTAGGTGTTTTTAATGGCGTAGGTTACGGACGTGTCTTCACCCTGCTTACTTTCGCCGTTATCGATCTCAGTGAATTTGCCGCGCATTTCCACTTCAACAATCTGACTTTCACCTGACGTGTAATACTCGCCAACGAAGCGTAAAAGGGTGCCATCGAGATCGCCGCCGTATTCAAGCAATAGCTCTTTAACCAGACCGCCAACAACCATCGTGGCATCAAGTGCGCCGCTATCCAGACCCAGATCGACAGCAACCGAGCCAATCATGCCGCCACCCTGATAATCTTCAGTTTTACGGGTTAGCTTCGGCTGGGTGAGAGAAGTCACTTTGCCAATATTGTTGACGCCATTAACGAAGCAGGTAAATAGCCGTAGTTTTGCTGGAATAGCCATTATTCACCCCCAAGCGCTGAGAAAGCAGGTTCAATATATTCATCGGTGAACGTCTGGATCAGCGTGAGATTTTCCATCGGCGGAACCGGTGTGTATTTGTAGCGAATAACTACTTTTCCCTGACGTAGATCGGTTGTTGCGTTATCCACGATATCAAACCAGCAATCCGCCCCAAGTAGCTTGCCGGCAGTTACCAGCGCGCTCAGTTTCTTCTTGATAGCGCTCACCACGTCTTTCACATTGGTAGGCGTAAGCGGCCCGTCAATGGTTTCAAACTGCGCCTCTGCGATGGTGTCCGCCAAAATTTGAGCCGTGCGGGTATACACCTCAAAAATGAATTCACTGGTGTCAGTGGTGCGGTTGCCCCAGAAGCGGAAGCCGTTACGTTTGATGATGGTAGTGATGTCATCATTGTTTAGTGTCTGTGCATCACTGTCTTCAGCCTGTAATGACCAGAAAACATCTTTCGACACGCCAAGGACGTTGCTGACGATGATATTGGAAAGCGAGCGATGCCAGCCTTTCTCGTTATCGATCTTCGCGCGCAATCCTGCCGCAAATGCCGGTGACGGAAATTCTTCGTTTTCCCCAGATGCCAGGTTATACGCAATAAAATTGGGCCAGAGCAGCATCAGTTCACGTGATGCGAAGGTTTCCCGATAAGCGCGGGCTTCAGCGATGGTATTGCAGCCATTACAGCCAGCGTAAACAAAGGCGCGAAGCTGTTTTGCAATCACGCAAAGCTGTGAAGTCACTTCTTCGGTGTCGTACTCCGGCACAATCAAAATGCGCGGGTGGTATCCAGTTTTTTGTTCGGCAGTCAGTAGCGCATACATCCCGGTGTAATTACCATCGGCATCAGAGCCGCCGATAATTAGCTGCGACTGCGTTTTTACTTCTGCGCCTTCTTCCGCCGCCTTTTCTTCAGCAACACGAACAACAACCACTTTAGGGCTGCACTGGTCTGAAATAGCTTTCAGGGTTTTGTACAGTGAGCCGGTTGTGCCTGCTTTACCCAGCACAGACTGAACGCGGGTTATCAGCGTTGGGGTGTTAAGGGGAAACGTATCTTCATCCGCGTCATCAGCCACAGCCACCAGGCCTATGACGCTGGAATCAATGTCGTTAATTGCCGTGATGAGATCGGTTTCTTCTTTGGTGCGTGCACCATGAAAACGTGTCTCAGCCATGTTTGTCACCATTACGTTTTATTGAGTTCGGCAACATCATTGCTGATTGAGTACAGGTATTCACGCCTTTAGGGTTGTTCTATCCCTCTGACAACTAAAAGCAATTTCGCCTCGCGCGCCCGCGTGGAATCATCCTGTTATACAGGAGGGTGCATGAGTATTTCGGCAATCAAAAACGGCATTTCTAACGGCGTATCTGGGATAAACAACACACTTACTGAAGCGTGTAAAAGCCCGGCATTTAGCATCAAGATGGGTAACAAGGTACTTCAGGAACTGGCTGATCGAGTTATTTCACTTAGCCTGACTGATAACCGTGGATTTGAGGCCGATCAGCTAACGATGGAACTGGACGATACAGCCGGTGATGTGGCATTACCAGGGCGCGGCGTCGAGCTGTCTTTGTGGTTGGGGTGGATGGGGGAGGCGCTGATATATAAAGGGGTTTACACCGTTGATGAAGTGGCGCACGACGGCCCGCCAGACCGTATAACGGTTACGGCCCGTAGCGCTGATTTTCGTGAAGAATTCAACGTTAAACGCGAAGTGTCCTGGCACGATGTAACCGTGGAGCGTGTAGTTTCGGCAATCGCCAAACGCTATGGCCTGAAAGCGCAGATCAGCGATATGTTGATGAATATTGAGATTGACCACGCCGATCAGACTCAAGAAAGCGATATGTCATTTTTGACAAGGATGGCGGAAATGCTGGGTGCAATCGCGACGGTAAAAAATGGTTATCTGTTATTTATCATACCCGGCGGCGGCTTCACCGCGTCAGGCAAGCCAATCCCTTCCATAGCGATCACACGTAGCAGCGGTGACAGGCACCGATTCAGAATTGCAGATCGTGATGCTTATACCGGTGTCAGGGCGTACTGGCTGGATTTAAATTTTGGCAAAAAGAAAAAGGTCAGCGTAAAGCGCAGGGCATCAACGAAAAAGGCCGACAAGAGCAGCAGCCGTGAAGGGGATTATATTGAAGGCGCTGATGGTAATGTGTTCATCATGCGTAAGACGTTCCAGAATGAGGATGCGGCCCGGCGTGCAGCGGCTGCGAAGTGGCAACAATTGCAACGTGGCGCGGCTGAGTTCTCGATCACCCTGGCGCGGGGGCGTGCAGATTTGTACCCAGAAATGCACGCAACAGTGACCGGCTTCAAAGCTGATATTGACGCCCAGGACTGGATAATCAGCAAGGTACAGCATGATGTAGACAGCAACGGGTTTACTACACAGCTTAACTTTGAAGCAAAAATATCTGACTGGATTGCTGAAACTGAATAGAATGAATGTGAGTTCAACTCCCGTGGGGAGTCATCATTATGTTCAAATGTCCACATTGCGGCGCTACGGCCCGCACTCGTACCAGTAAGCCACTCAGTGAAGTTACGATCAGGCAGTATCACCAGTGCCAGAACATGGAATGCGGCCTGTCATTCACCACGCTCAACAGCGTTGAAAAGATTGTCACCCGGCGAGAAAGAAGGGATCAGTTAGAACCCGGATTCATACCGGCGGGGGCATTCCCTGTTTCCCATTATGGACGCGATCAGCTTAGTCTGACGCTGTGAAGAAGGCCCCGCTTAAGCGGGGCTTTTTTTCGATGTGTGGACGATGTGTGGACATCGGTAGAAACAAATCCTTATGTTTCTGTAGCTTACAGTGATAAATTAATCACCATCCCTGTCTTCCCCCACATGATGTGGGGGTTTTTTTTATCAATAACTTACAGCCAACCTCAAGTGAAAACAGCTACTTACAAAAAGCTGGAGCCAGCCTGAGCCATTTCAAATATCCCGGAGTGTGGACGCAATGTGGACACTCCGGGACATTATCAATTACACAGACACGCCACCGGCAAGCGGATTTAAAGCGACAGCATTTTGCAAATAGTCAGGCGATAAGTGAGCGTAGACCATCGTTTGCTGAATGCTCGCATGTCCAAGGATTTGCTGTAGTGCGATTATGTTTCCCCCGTTCATCATGAAGTGACTGGCGAAGGTGTGGCGCAGGATGTGCGTTGCCTGGTTCGGCGGGATGTCTGGTTTAACCATCCGCAGTATCTTGCAAAACTTCTCATAATCGACTTTGAACAGCTTCCCGCTGGCTTTCTCCTTGATCAGCTTTTCCAGTTCTGCCGAGATTGGAACAGTTCTCTTTTTCCCGTTTTTTGTTTTCAGGAACGTGACGCGACAGTTAACGATCTGAGAGGGCTTAAGAGTTGCTATCTCCGTCCACCTTCCGCCGGTGCTTACCCCAAGCAGCGCAACCAGTAGATCATCACCTTCTACGCTATCCAAAAGCTTCGCTATCTCTGCCTTCTCCAGAAACGTCATTTCGGGATTAGCTTCAGCCAATGGGGGCAATCCGTGAACAGGATGCACGCCGCTAAACTCCTCCAACTGAATCAGTTTCGTAAACATGCCTGAAAAACGGTACATATCACGATTGATTGTCGAAGGGCTGATCCCGTCACGCAGGCGCGCGGAACGATAGTCCATCAGCAGTCGCTTGTTCATTCTGCTGACGGGTATATCACCAAGACCGTTGATGGTTTTTGCCAGGTGATTAAATTCCTTTGTTCCATGCTCATGATTCTGTCCATGATATTTCCACCAAACGTCCAGCAGTTCTTTCAGTGTGCGACGATCAGTGCGTTGGCCCGCCCATTCTTTCGTATTGGCATTAGCAAGCGTGTATCGCTCAAATGCTACTGCCTCGCTCTTCCTTTCAAATTTCCGGCGGATGCGACGTCCTTCACGCCCGCGCGGTCTAATGTCCACTTCATATCGACCATCATCGAGTCTCTTAATGCTCATAAGACCCTCCGATTTATCGACAGATTTTTAGATCTGTTTTTAGGTGTAAACCTAGTTCTATCGACTGCTTTTTTATCTTTGTACTTGTCATACATCGCAACAAGTAAACAAGATTTGAAATAAATATAAGCCTGGTTAATCGTTAACCAGTTTTGCGGCCTGAGGGTAACGAGGTTGTTTCTTCTGGCCCAGAGTGTGCGACGACCGGACTAACTTGCCCGGCTTCAGGTGCAGTCTTATCGGTCATTAGCCAGAGTGTGTATTTTTCAAATTCCGCCGTATTAGTTACCTGCATGATCACTTGTATGCCTGGGTCTTGGTGTCCACCTTCATAGTTCTTCAACGTTCCTAGCGCTATCCCGCTGATTTCACAGAATTTAGACTGTGTTAGTCCTTCTGCCTTTCTGATAGCTCGTAACTTTTGAGCAAGATTCATTTGATCTGGTCCTGATTTAATGACTATACTCACCCGAAAAGGTCATTGAGTCAGAACCTTTTTGGGCGTGAGTCCAGCGCTTCAGGAAGCATCCTGAACCGTTTCAAAGCCGCTGGATCTGACAAGGTTAGCATGTATGCCTGAGGGTATGAATGATGGAAGCAAAAGGCGAAGTGATGAATCGGCGTCCAAAGACGTCATGTGGGGAGTTGATTTATGTAGGCGATATGAAAAATGGCACCCTCTTGGGCACCATTGATGAGGCAGGATTATTTAGCCCGGTTTCTGTTGACGTGATCCTGAAGAATTGCCGCCAACTCTTCGATCTCGTTCAGTTGCAGGCCAACAAAGAAGCGCTCAGTGATGGGAATGGAAACTGCCTCATTAAAACCGAAGCCGATAAAAGCGGCCCCGTTATCGCCCTCGATATAACCGTACTTTTGCGCGAGGACAAACGGGTCCTGGCGAAGTTCTTTGTCTGACATAAATGCTCCTTTGGTGAAGTGTTTAGCCGTTATCTCCCTAACTGAGTAGCGGCGAAGGAAAATTAACATAAACCCTATGTTTAGTCAGGCTAACTAAAGCCATTACGTTATTGATTCTGGAGTATTTATGGATGCAAATGATTATGTAATTAAGTACCCGCTTGATGCGGTACACCCTGATAAGTTCGCTGAATTGCTCGGAAAACCGTCTACTGCTGTTAATGCGATGATCGAAAAAAACAAACTGCCGGTTGTTGAGTTCCGTGATCCGACAAAACCAAAAGCCCGCGCTGGTGACAAGCTGGTCTATGTTCCTGAGTTCAATCGCGGCGTGCGTGAGGCGTTCTACAACCGCCCGGTTGAACAGCGTGATGCCTGGTTGCTCTGGATGGGCCTCTGATAAATCAAGTTAAGGGATTGATGATGCTTATCCAGATCAACAGCAAAACAGCAATCTATCGCGGCTTCACCATCGTGAAGCTGCCACGCAAAAAGCCGTATTCGCGCCAGCGTTACCAAATCACCAAAGATGGAAATTATCTGGGGCTGGACTTCGGATTGTCTCAGGCTCGACAGACTATCGATCAGCTACATCGGGGGCATTAATGGCAACTTCAACAGCAGCAGTTATGGAAGCGCGGAACCGTTTGAATGCTAACAGGCAAGATGGTGCGCGCACTTTATCGCGTGGCGGTTACGGCCCGGATCATCAATACAGCAGATCGCGTAATGTTGTTCAGGGTATGGCTCTTTCCGATATTGCGCGAAATGGTTTTGAGGTGCGTTGTAAAGAAACAGGCATTCAATTTTCAATTCTTCCAGGCGGCTCAATTTGCGAATTATTCTCCGCAGAATTAGAAGCGTACTGGAATAGCGGCGCGCGCTGATTTAATAACGGCAGAATGAACTGATTTATATACGGCATTTTTGCCGGGGCTTCGCTTTATCTTTTTTCAGGGGATTGAACATGACAATTCAAACAAATGACCGCGCGCACCTGCTTGGGTTGTTGCGTATCAAATTAAACCTGATGAAGAAAGAAAAGCTTTCCACTAATGAAATTTACCGCAGCCTGGAAGATTGGATCGCCAACAGAGAACAGGTCGCAGTAAACAAGGAGCGTAAAAATGGTTAACTCCCCTCTTATCTGGGCGGGCGGCAAGTCTCGCGCTATGTCGCATGTGCTTGATGCTTTGCCCCACGGTGATTGCCTGGTTGAGCCTTTCGTGGGCAGTGGTAGTGTTTTCCTGAATACTGACTATAAGACTTATATTCTGTGCGATAGCAATGCCGCGCTTATTAATTTTTATTCGATTCTGAAAAGTAACACTGAAGGTCTGTTGAATGCCGCCGCTGAACTTTTTGAAGGCGGAAATAATAAAGAATCATATTATCAGTATCGAAATGAATTTAATGAGTTCAACCGTGACTTTCATTGTTATCCTGATAATAAAGGGCGGGATAACAGGCTGTATTACCCTGAAGAGTTTATAAGATACGCCGCTTTATTCCTCTATCTGAATCGTCACTGCTATAACGGTTTGTATCGTGTAAATGCAAAGAATGAATTCAATGTACCTTTTGGACATCGCCGCAAGCCAATTTTCCCTGTGGTGGAGATTCAGCACTTTGCTAAAAGGGCATATGAGAAAGGCGCTCAGTTTCTTTGTGCAGATTTCCGCTACACCATTCCCGTTGCAAGCCGTGTATTTGAGAACACAGTAATTTACTGTGATCCGCCATACCTGCCAGCCAGCGCAACTGCTGATTTCACCGCTTATGGGAAGCCCTTCACGGCGACTGATCACCGTGACCTGGTTGGGGCATTAATCAGCGCCCATAACAACGAAGGTTGTGTGTCCGTTTTTTCAGGTAGTGACACCGAGGACACACGCCAAATTTATTACCCGTTCACCCTTAAACCTTTTGAAGTTCGGCGCTCAGTTGGGGCTAAAACGCGCAACCTGGCTGGCGAGGTGATTGGCACGCTGCGTGTCTGTGATTGCTGTGGGCGCGTGGGCGGTGGCTGTCCTGATTGTGGGGCGGTGATGGGCGATGCGACTTATTCAGAAATGGTTGCTTCTGGTGCTTTTGACGATCAGGAGGTGTTCTGATGAATACAGTTGAGGCGGTAGTAACAAAGGTTCTGGATGTTCGCCCATACCGTAATTTCTGGATCACCCGCGTTGAGGTTCTTAGCGAGGGTGGTTACAGCAACACCGAGATAATCAGTTATTCCGAACGTGACGCGCGGGAAGTAAGGCCCGGCGACACAGTGACAATCTAGGGTGAGCCGGTGACTCAGGCGCGTCGTGTTCACTCAATGACTACGGATAAACCGGGCAGCTTTATCGAGTCTGCCCGGTACGCCTATCCGTGGAATGAACCGAAACAGGCCATTGCTGTCGATAAGACTCCCGCTGTTGATCTATATGAATTGGGTCAAGAGCAGGAGTTTTTCGCGTGGGTTGAAGATACCCTCAAGCCACTACCTACATTTATCCGCCGCCGCGTTTCCTCCCGCATAAATGCCGTACACGCTGACAAAGGGCGTCACATTGCAAAGTTAAACCTTCGCAATATCGTGGCGCGTGACCTTCCCCACGTGCGAGCAGTCACAGAGCAATACGCCGTGCCTGTTGGCAGCGACTGGATCATTTCTTCCGAATTAAACCCGCTGTTTCATACGTTTGAAAACCTTCGTGAGTTAACGCGCCGGTTCAATCAGTTGGCTGACAGCACGGACGAAGATATTGATTTACTTGCTCAGGATATCGCTATTTATGCAAATGCAGCCTTAGCTGAAGTGAGTGAAAACTGTGCCGCACTTAGCCCTGTGGAGTACAGCAAACGAATGCTGCGTGAAGGCTCAAGGCTGGTTGCTTACTTCAGGCTAATCGCGCCCTGGGCTTCACGGCGCAAAATGCCACTTGATGAAATGGCGGCGTCGATTCGAAAAATGCTTGATGATCGTTTTTGGTCGCGACTGCTGAGAAAGTACGCGCGCCGCTGGCGTGAGCATCTGCATATTGCGTTTGGTGATGTGCGCCGCGACGTTTCCCCATATTGCAGTAAAAACCACGTTACACAGTGGGATGCGCGCCGCAAACGTAGCAGGGCAATCATGAGCCGCCTGGAGCTTGAAGATCAGGTTACGGGTGAGCGCATGTCGCTGATAGAGCAGATTGATAAAAGCGTCTCTAACCCAGAAAAACGCCGTGTTGAATTGATGACGCGTATCGGTGGCTTTGAGAAGGTGGCAACGGAAAGCGGATATGCCGGGAGTTTCTTCACGCTTACTGCACCGTCTAAATACCATGCTTACACAGCGTTCGGACATCGCAATCACAAATGGAACGGGGCAAGCCCGCGCCGGACACAGCGTTATTTAAATCAAATATGGCAACAGATTCGCGCTGAACTCGCACGCCGTGAAATTCCTGTCTTTGGTCTTCGCGTTGCTGAATCCCATCATGACGGCACTCCGCACTGGCACGGCCTGCTGTTTACGGCCCCAGAGCATACAGCAGAGTTGCAAGAGGTGATGGAAGACTACGCAACGCGTGAAGACGAGGATGAGTTGAAAGGTAAGGCTGGTAAGCAGCCTCGCTTTGAATTGAAGCCGATAGATCCGGCCCTGGGTAGCGCTACTGGTTATGTCGTCAAATACATCTCAAAAAATATTGATGGTTACGCCCTAGACGGCGAGAGCGATCACGAAAGTGGACGCCCGCTGAAGGAAACCGCGAAGCACGCAACGGCCTGGGCGTCATGCTGGGGTATACGCCAATTCCAGTTTTTAGGGGGCGCGCCGGTGTCAGTCTGGCGTGAGCTTCGCCGCCTGAAAAATCAGGATTTAGCCGACAGGGTTAGTCCTGTTTTTGGTGAGTTGCACCGTGCGGCTCACGCAGGAGATTGGCAGGGTTACATCACCTTACAGGGTGGCCCTTTTGTTTCCCGTTCCAAATTGGTACTGCGCGCCTGGTATCAATACAAAAACGAGCCAAGCAGTTACGGCGAGTATCAGAAAGTTATCAAGGGTCTGGTTATGCCAGCATCCAGCATTCCGCCCGTAGAAACGCGCCTCCATTCTTATCGCATTGTGAAGATGAAGCCTAAATCTTCAGACCGCGCCGATCCGGGTTTTGACCTTAAGGGCGCGTCTGCGCCCTCTTGGACTCGTGTCAATAACTGTACCGAGTACAAAAAACATACAGATTCACCCCCTTTAAATCCGCCAGATCTGACTGTGCCAGCTGGCGAAGTGCAGCCAGAGCAATTTGAAATCGGTCAATTGAGCCGAGATCAGAGAAAACAGATTGCGGAAGACATCAGAAACCACAAATCGCATCAGCGTGTTTCACCTGCTGATCAGTTTGAGGCGCTCGCTTTAAGCATTACTGCCGGTGATTGCACCGACTATGACCGGGCCAGGGCCGAAAGCTATATGAAGGCAGCACATGCTATTCGCCAGGAAGAAAGCGCGGTGAGCGAGGAAGTTGAATCCCTGGCCCAGGAAATTATGGGCTGGGCGAAGTTGAGAAAAATTTCAATCAACCCGGTTCAGGCGCTGAAGCTGGCTCAAGGGGGAGAGGTAACGGCACTTGATACGACATATCGGGCCAACCCTTTAACGGGTGAATTGATTGTAACCGGTGCAGATATGCACTGGCGCAAAACGCTGGCGCGACACAAGGCAGAGACATTGATTAGCCGCTGGCGTCAGGCGGCTGGGTGAGTTTTGGATCATGTCACTACTGTCTGTGTGGTACCGAAAACGCAACGCATAGACGTTTCTGACTGTTCTGGCCATTCATCGAGGACTGTCATTTTTAACTGTGCTGAAGCGAATAAATTTCAGGTTGGTAACAGGAGTAAAAACAGGTGAGTTACTTGGGAAGTAAAGCGGCGAGCGGTGCTTATCAGAAAATTATCGCGGAGATGCCCCCTCACGATACCTACATTGAAACCCATTTAGGGGGCGGGGCGGTGATGCTGCGTAAGCCGCCAGCAATGAACAATATCGGCATTGATATAGATCCGCAGACGTTGAAGGACTTCGAACGGATAGCGCCTTCTCTCTGTTCTTTGGTGCATGGTGACGCTGTTGATTATCTGGAAAGGTCGGAACTTGCGTCGTTGCAGCGCGTATTACTTTACGTTGACCCACCGTACCTGCATGAAACCCGCACCAGTAACGCGCGCTATCGCTATGAATACTCAAAAGCTGATCATGAGCGCCTTTTGTCATGCCTGCTTAATTTGCCGGGTAACGTTTCTGTCATTTTGTCCGGCTACCCCTCTAATTTCTATGACGAGCGGCTAACCGAATGGCGTAGTAAGGAATTCCAGGTAATGACACGGGGCGGCGTGCGTACAGAAAAAATCTGGATGAACTACCCGGAGGGGCGCGCTTATTCCAGTACGTTTGCCGGAAAAGATTACAACGATCGCCAACGTATAAAGCGTAAGGCCGAGCGCTGGCGCGCAAAGTATGCAGCGCTTCCGCCGTCTGAGCGATTGGCGATCATGGTGGCGTTAAGTGAAGTTGATAGCGAGAGGGCATAAAATGAAAGCTAGTTATATCAGTTACTTTGAAGGCTATGATGAAAAAGGGTATCTAATTTTCTCCGGTAATGGTTCGTGTACGGTGGACTATGACGAGGCGAAAGGAATCGATCCGGGAAACCTGCTTGATAACCATTGCACCCATCTTTTAGGAGTGGCTCAGGCGAAAAACAGAGATGTAGCAAGGGTTTGTATAAAAAACATGATAAGGCTCTGACGTATTGCAAAGGCCGCTGAAGCAGGCGGCTTTTTGTTACAGGTTCTGCTCACCTGCTTTATAGCATGTTCATCATCTTCAATATGCCAATGGCGGTTGTGTTTAAAATTTAAACTGAACACAACATGTTGTGCAGTGTCCAAATAATATGAACACATACTGCAAAAACTGTTGATATGGTTCATGCTTTACTATACATAACGTAACCAATAAGCGCTTTCAAGTAGGTTGGAAAGTGCAAGCGATTCTTAGGGTTGCTCTTTGCGGCTCAGCTAATTATTTGTTTTTATTGTGATTTTGTAGGGTGAAACGAGAAGGAGGCAGATATGTCTTTTGCATACGGACTGTCATTATCCGGGGCTATGTTCAGTTCAAGGGAACGACTGACAAAGGCTCTGAAGGATAACAAAAACAGCTATACCATCAGTCGTGATGGGCATGTGTCATTGAATCTAGACGATGCCGAAGTCGTGAAAGCTATTGCTCGCCAGATCGAAAAACTGGGCGATATCAAGGAAGAGAACGGAAAAAAAGGTGAATGAATACAATCATCCTGGCGATTGCTTTGATAAGTGGCTATCTCTACGTAACTAGGTCTGTTTCGGCAAGATACATATTTAAGCGTTCCGAAGGTTGGGACGCTTATTTTTATGTCGCGGCATGGGGTGTTCTATTCACATTAGTGTCATGGATGCTCTGCTCTTTGCTAAGTGTGTCGGGGCTTTTCCGATGGGCCTACAACTTCCTTCTTTTACACGACTTTATCGACTCAAACTCTATAAAACGGGTCTTTCCCTTATCCCCTGCCGAGCAATTTAAATTTGCAGATTTCAAATTTGCCTTTTTTGGTGTTGCATCGATGTGTCTGGCATGGGCGTTTGGGCATTTTATGCGCTGGTACGTTTGTAGTAATGAAGACAGGCGTATTGAGGCACTCGTAAAAGCTGTTCACCATGATCCTCTTGAAAGCCTTCTTATTGAGGCTGCTGTAAGAAAATTTCCTGTAATCATCACCCTCAGCTCACGAAAGTTTTACGTTGGGATTGTTGACTGTCCTAAATTTGAGCATGGTAAAGCAGATTATTTACAGTTGCTGCCGCTTCTTAGTGGCTACCGTGATAAAGACACCTTAACTATTACAGTCACGACCAATTACAAACGGCATTACATAGACAGTGGCATCGTTGGCGGTTTAGATAGCGGTCCGGTGAGTTTGGCTGATTTTCGGACGTTAGTACCGAAAAGTGAGATCGAGGGAATATCATTCTTCGATACCAATACTTACTCGCAATTCAAGGCTAAAGAAGAAGATGATCGTTCAGGTTCAACTACTTTGTCGCCTACTTTTATGCCTGGCGGGAGTGGTTCTCCTACGTTAAATCAACCATGATATTAAAAGGGCTGTTAAGGCCCTTTTTTTTATGGGTGAGGTACTGCACAAAAGTGCGCAAAATTGCACAAAAAAAACAGCCCTTTTTTTGGTGGATCTCGCAAGGATCTGTGCTGGCTGGCGGGAGATCTGCAAGTGCACAAAAAGACGCGTGTTTGTCGCGCGCAGGTGACGGGGGGAAAGCCCGCGCGACGGGGTAGGTAGGGGGTAGCCTCAAATAACGCGAAATCAGCGGCATTTTGGCCCGCTGACGCGTTTTGATTGCGGTGTGCTGATTCAGGTATTAATACAGGGTGAGGCGCTTAGAATGGCGCTGGTGAGCTTTGTGATTATATTAAGCATGGACGCCGCCGGGTGGCGGCTTCCGGGTTACTTACTGGTTTCAAGCAGGGCATAAGGTTTAAAGCGGATCACCTCCTCACCCAGCCAGTCGTTTACATGCTTCAGCGCTTCCATTGCGGGCATCAGTTCATTGATGGCAAACACGCGCGCGGCCTTCTCTACGTCACCAAATGAACCATTTCCATCAGGCATGGCTCCCATCAGTTGAGGTGGTACGCGGTGCGCTGCCAGTATGTCATCGCGGGTTACTGATTTGATATTTAGAAACTCATCTTTTGCCGATATCTGGCTGAAGGGCATAAGCTGCACACCATCTTTGCCTCCCCCTGGCGCGTGCAGGAGTAAGTTTTTAAAGGCCCCTTTCCCACGTGCGTCAGTAAGCGTCTTTTTAATACTTTTCATGCTTTCATCATCCACGGTTGAGGCGCCGATGTAGAGAATGCATCCAGCGTGAGAGCCGTTTTCGTAATACATTTTGCGGAACATATCAGCGGAGTGTGACAGGCTGGCAGACAGCAGCGCGCCCATGTATTCCGGCATTCCGTAAATCTCCTGATGAATATCGGGGTTCATGACGTGGCAGACCGAGCCGGTCTTAAAGGCAAACTCATCTTTCCACTGACGTATAAACCAGTAGGTATCCAGATCACTTCCCCGGCGGGTATATTTCGCCGGTGAGTTACGCAGGGGTAGCCGCCCGCCTAGGCGG